GACCACTGGGACATGCCAGCTCTGAGCAGCTACGATAGCGGCACTCGCAACTTTGAGGGCAGACGCTACAGCAACGACATCGAAGCAGGTATACAGGGCATGGAAGCCTTCCTAGAGCCTATCAGAGCAGAGCAGCAGCGTCTTATACGCAACAAAGACAAACGCTGGAACCCTCGCATGGTGTTTACTCTAGGTAATCACGAATACCGCATCGAAAGAGCAGTCAATGCAGACCCTAAGCTAGACGGTCTAATTGGCTTTAAAGACCTGAAGCTGGAAGAGATGGGCTGGGAAGTGTATGATTTCTTAGAGCCTGTCATCATTGACGACATCGCCTACTCTCACTACTTCACCAGTGGTGTGATGGGCAGACCAGTCAGCAGTGCAAAGCTGATGCTACAGAAGAAGTATATGTCGTGTGTGATGGGGCATGTTCAAGACAGGGATGTTGCTTTTGCGCGTAAGGCAGATGGCACTAACATGTTAGGATTATTCGCTGGTATCTTTTACCAACACGACGAAGACTATCTAACACCACAGACCAACGGAAGCTGGTCAGGTATATGGATACTCAACGAAGTTAAAGACGGTGGTTGTGACGAGATGCCAGTCAGTATAAACTACTTGCGAGAGAAATACGGAGACTAGGATGCCTCTAACATACTATGAACTATTGGAGAAGATGTCGCAGCTAGACGAACTAACACTAATAGAGATATTAGATATAAGCTCAGAAGAGTTAGTCAACAAGTTTAGTGACCGCATCAACGACAGATTAGAAGAACTATCAGAGGATTTTAAACATGATTGATGACTGGCTAGATGATCCATATTGTAATGACCCATACTCTCCTTATTTTGGTGAGCTAAAGTGTATGATACCTGAAGACTATGACCCTGATGACTGGGAAGTTATAGAGAAAATATCAGCAAATGGTAAAACGTCTACTATTTCTTTTATAAAGAAGGAGAACAAACATGAGACTCAATGACGCAACACCTGATATGTGGGCCAAGGCAACCCAGAAGTACGGAAAAGCAGCAGAGAAAACAGGACTAGAGCCTTGGGCGACCATGGCAGAGGAAGAAGCAGTGGAAGATGTAGTAAACAACCCAGACCATTACAACACAGGCAACATAGAGTGCATTGATGCAATAGAGGAGTCCATGTCCAGTGTTGCATTCAAAGGCTACCTCAAGGGCAACTGCATTAAGTATCTGTGGCGCTATGATTACAAAGGCAAGCAGGTAGAGGATTTAGAGAAGGCTGGTTGGTACTTAAACAAACTAACAGACATGGTGACAGAGGAGAACAACTAATGGATCAGTATCAGCAGTTTATACACAAGAGCAGGTACGCACGTTGGCTACCAGAGGAGAGCAGACGAGAGACATGGGAAGAGACGGTAACACGCTATGTAGACTTCTTTAAAGACCGTAAGCAGCTAAAAGGCAAAGACTACGACCTGCTCAAAGAAGCTATCATGAACCAAGATGTGATGCCTTCAATGCGCTGTATGATGACAGCAGGTGAAGCACTGGCTAAGGACAACGTAGCAGGCTTTAACTGTAGCTATCTGCACATTGACTCACCGCGCAGCTTTGACGAGTTGATGTATGTTCTTATGTGTGGCACAGGCGTAGGCTTCAGCGTTGAGCGTAACTTCATTAACAAGCTGCCAGAGGTTGCAGAGACTTTCCACAAGACAGATACCGTTATTGTTGTTAGTGACAGCAAGATTGGTTGGGCATCAGCGTTCCGTGAGTTAATTGCTATGCTGTACGCTGGTAAGATACCGCAGTGGGACATGAGCCGCATACGTCCAGCAGGGGCTAGACTGAAAACCTTTGGTGGTCGTGCGTCAGGGCCAGAGCCTTTGATTGATCTGTTTAACTTCTGCGTAGAGATATTCCAGAAGGCAGCAGGACGCAAGCTAACCTCTATTGAGTGTCACGATGTTGTATGTAAGATAGCTGACATTGTAGTGGTCGGTGGTGTGCGTAGATCAGCCCTAATCAGCCTCTCTAACCTCTCTGACCCTCGTATGGCTAAGGCTAAGTCAGGAGACTGGTGGCGACACGAAGGGCATCGTAGGCTTGCTAACAACAGCGTAGCGTACACTGAGAAGCCAGACTTTGAGTCATTCCTGTCAGAGATGCAGTGCATGTACGAGAGCAAGGCAGGTGAGCGTGGTATCTTTAGCCGTGTAGCAGCACAGAAGATTGCAGCGCGTAACGGTAGGCGTGACAGTGAGCAGGACTTTGGTACTAACCCTTGCTCTGAGATCATCCTGCGTAGTAACCAGTTCTGTAACCTGTCAGAGATTGTAGTGCGTCCTGAAGACGACCTAGACACGCTGAAGAAGAAGGCAGAAGTAGCAGCCATCATTGGCACGTTACAGGCTACACTGACAGACTTCCGTTACCTGCGTAACTGCTGGAAGAAGAACACGGAAGAAGAGGCGCTATTGGGCGTGAGCATGACAGGTATAATGGATCACTACCTGCTGAGTAAAGGTGACTCCCCAGACTTGGAGAAGTGGCTTGAACAAATACGCGATGTTGCTGTTAAGACTAACGAGAAGTGGGCTGCAAAGCTTGGCATTAGCCAGTCTGCGGCTATTACATGCGTTAAGCCTAGCGGTACTGTATCTCAGCTTGTCGATTCTGCTAGTGGTATCCATCCTCGCTTCTCTAAGCATTACATTCGCAGAGTTCGTAGCGACAAAAAAGACCCGCTTGCAGTCTTCATGGAGTCAGCAGGATTCCCAGTAGAGCAGGATGTGATGTCACCCTCGTCAGCAGTGTTTAGCTTCCCTGTGAAGTCACCAGAGAAGTGTACCACGGTTAAGCAGGTAGGAGCTATGCAGCAGCTACAGCTTTGGAAGGCTTATCAGAACCATTGGTGCGAGCATAAACCAAGCATCACTGTATATTATACAGATAGTGAATTCCTGCAAGTAGCACAGTGGATATGGGAAAACTTTGATCTTTGTAGTGGGATTAGTCTGTTGCCTTATAGTGATCATGTATATCAGCAAGCTCCGTATGAAGAGATAGACGCTGAGAAGTACGAGGAGTTACTAGCGGCTATGCCTGTTGGGGTTAATTGGGAAGACTTAGGTAACTTTGAGCAGGAAGATAACACTACAGGGAGTCAAGAGTTAGCCTGTGTAGGTGGTGCGTGTGAGATAGTGTAGATGTTGTAGATACTAAAAAGCCCTGTGTAGATGACTGCACAGGGCTTTTTTGTTACTGCTGTTCTTGCTTCTCTACCTCTCTGCTAATGTCGTCTTGAATAGCTAACAACTTAGCTAAAGCAACACTGTAAGCTCCTTTCTTTGATTGCGAAGTTTTATTTACGTTTGTCAAAGCTGCTATATATTTAGGATGGGTCATCGCCCTTGCTAACAATTTAGGAGCTAATATAAAAGACGTAACAGCTCCTGGAAGAGAATCTGTAGTAGCATACGCAGTCCCGCCAGCACCACTAGCTAACAAAACTCCCGCTAGTCTGTTGTTGAAGTTCCCTCTGGTAGCTTGCTTCTCTAAAATCTCCTCAACTAAAACAAGACCCTTGTCTAACTTTTTATAACCTTCTGGGCCTAGGGTTGCTACAAGTCTTGATTTAAGCTCCCTGTCTACGTTTCTTTGGCTTATCGCTGATCTGTTCAATTGCTGTATGTTCTGAGGAAGCAATACCTCTAACACGCCTCCTTGAACTTTAGGCCACAACTCTACCCCGTCTGCGCCTTGTCTTGTCTTAGAAAGACTCAATGCTTTTTTCAATCGTATTATTTCTTCTGGGGCTGCCTGAGCAACCATTCGACCAATCTCAGAAGGATTCTCTGCCTCTACAATAGACTTAACAAACTTGTTATTAAATCTGTTTGCTCCCATTTTACTAAAAGTTCTGGCTCTCTTGTACGCCTTCTCTATATTTCCAGGATACTTAGCAGCAGCGTCGTCAAAAGACTTTTGAACTTGTCCTATTATTTCAGGCAGTCTTACTTTAATAGGGCCAGAGAATGTCTTATCTCTCTGTAGTCTTTTAAGTTCTGACAACAGTTCATGCGTGTCTCTGAAAGATAATTCTTTTGCTCCTGATCCTACGTCACTAAGTAATTTAACTCCTTGACCTGTAGGGTCTACAGTACCTCTGGTTTTCATTTCCTTGACGATAGTCTGCATATCTTTTCTTACATCTCCTAAAGAAACAGGACGTTTAAACTTAGCTACTTTTCCTGCTGGTTGTCCAGCCCTTATTGCAATCAAATCTGCGCCAGTTAAAACATCTTCAAAACCTTCTGGAATTTTCTCTGCTGTAGACTTTGCTCCTTTTTGTTTGGCAACAAACTGAACCGCTTTATCAAGCTCGTCAAACATCACCCCTGACGCTTCTCCATGCAATCTTTTACCATCTTTAAGAGCGTGTCTGACTAATCTAGCCATGCCAGCGTTTTCTAAAGATGCTCTGGAAGCCCCTGCCATATCAGCAATAATATCGTCATAGTATTTAACAACGATGTCTGCTTGATCTGAAGCAAGTCTGTCAAACGGCCCTGCGGATAGTTTCGATCCTCGTAGAAGCTCACCTAAGAAAGAAACTACTCCGTTGTCTACCATTTGATCTAAAGCAAGAGTAGACCCTTCTTTCTCTAGTATTTCCTGTAGTTCCTTAGAACCTTCTTTTGGTTTAAATTTTATAAGACTGAAAAGTTTAGAGCCTCCTTTTACTAAGCTGTTGCCTGCTACGTCCCACATAGCCTCTTCACCGCCTGCTCGTAAAGCACCTGCTAAAGAAGCATTAAGTTCTGCATCGTTAGCTGCGTTTCTTACTTGTCTTTCTCCCTCGTAGCCAATAGCGCCTCCCGTAGCAGCTTTCAAAGCAGATTGAGTAAGACCGCCAATAGCCCCTCCTATTTTCCTTCCTGTTTCTACTCCTTGAGGGGTTCTGGTTAAAAGACCCGCTGCAATAGCACCGCCTGTCTGTCCTATCCTAACTCCTTTATCAACTCCCCCAACAAGAGGTGCTGCTGCTCCTAAAATACCCTGTCCTATCTTTGACATTTCTTCAGCAACAGGCAACGCTTGAGGAGAAGTCCTGCCCAGTGCTTTATCTACGGCATCTGCTCGGGCTAAAGCATCTGGTTTGGCTAACAAGTCCTCAATGATTAACAAATCTTCTTGACTGTACATAGCCTGTAAAGTTTCTGCATCGAAATTAGATAAGGCTTCTTTTAATTCTTGTGACATTTATTTACTCCTGCGCTGCTTTAGCAGCAGCTACTATGCGATCAGCAGTTGCTCTTGCTTCTTGCTGTTCTACCGTCATGTTTGAGTTGTCTGGGACAGGCGCTATTGATCGCGTAGCGTCTTTGTCAAAATAAGCTGAAATATCTAAACCGTTTTGCTTTAATAGCGTAAAATTCATTTCTTGACTGTCGCGCTCTCTTTGAAGAATCTGAGCAATTTTTGCTTTAGCAACAGCGGGTGATGTTTCTCCACTAAGTATTCCTTTACGGAGTTCTCTAAGTTCTGAAATAGCAGCGGCAGCGCCTGTAATATCGTGACGTTTTTGGTTGAAGTAGTTTTCTAAATCTCCAAACAAAAGTCCTTGCTCTCCTGCAAATTCTTGCAAATCTAAACCAGTTCTATTCTTAATAAAATCGTTTAAAACGTCTCCTCCCAGTCCTGAAAAACTGCTTAATGTTCTTCCTGTTCCAGCAAGCCCTTTACCCAAGAAACTGAGATAGGTGTCTATGCTTTCGTCAGTTATTCCTTCTAAAACTTTTAACTTACCTCTAGAATTTATAATATCATCACGAACAGCCCTAAATTCTTTAGCAGTAAATCCAGAAATATTAGAGGCTACGTCTTCTGCTGTACGGCCTGTCATCGTGAGTTGAGCATCGTCAGGCAGTGTGAGAGGCTGGCCTGTTTCACTAAAAGCATCGCCTTGTTCGTTAAATTGTACCATTTGAGTTTGCGTATTACCTGCGGTGTCTGTGTAGGTAATGTTTTTAAGCGTTCTTTTTTCTTTTTCCTCTTTCGCAACAAACTTGTCTACGTTTTCTGCGGTAATAGCACCAGACATTACTGCTGGGCGTAGTCTACCACCTTTATCGCCATACTCTAGTTCTAAAAAGTCAGCTAAAGAACTTCTCTCAGCTTCCTGTTGATCTGTAATTGCCTGCTTCTCAGCCCTAACCCTACCTTGCTGTGCAAACTGCGCCACCAGTGCAGATTCTTTTTCTGGAGCATACTTGCGTACAATCTCAAGAAGCTTAGGCTGGTCTGCTGGGTTGTTAATGTCTAAGCCCTGCATAGCTACTCTAGCCGCTTCTGGGTTAGTCATTGTATCAGAACCAGTAAGAGCGCCTATGCCTCTACGCAGCCCTGTACCTGCTGACTGTGCAGCACCTAGTATAGACTCTCTGTAAGAAGACGGAACAGCTTTCTGAGTAGGCTGAAACAAGCCTTCTGTGAGCATTCCTGTTAAATCTGTTGGTTGTGCCATTGTTCTGTCTCCTTAATTAAATAAATCAAACATAGCTTGTTCGCGCTGTTCGTCTGATAAAACATCTACTTCTTCAGGCGTTAAAGTATAGTTTGGTTGCTCTGGTCTGCTTGAAAACAAACCACTTAGAAATCCAGGTAATCTGTCAATAGTAGGCTGAACAATACTACCTAAGAAACCACCACCAAAGCTACCAGTTAGAGGGTCTTGTCTACCTGCTATAGACGCTAATAAGTCTTTGTTAAGCTGTAGCTGTGCTTCTTGAGACAACTGAGTACCTTGCAACAGCGCCTCAATACCAGCCAATCCAGACTTAGCACCTAACTCAGCACCTGTTCTGCGACCAATATCAGCATATCCAGCAGGAATCTGACTAGCCTCTAGCAACGACAGTGCTTGTTGCTGTGGCATGTAACCAGCACCTAACAGACCACCAGCAATACCAGCAGCTTGTTGTTGCTCTGCTAATGCCTGCTGTCTAGCACCTACGTTAGCCCTTGCCATAGCCTCCTGTCGTGCAGTCTCCATAGCCAGTAGCTCAGGTGATGCACCGCCATAGGCATCAGAGGACAGTCCTAAGCGACCTTGTGACAGCATACGCTCTTCTAACGCTAGACGCTGACGTTCCTCTTCAGGACGTTGTGTGGCTCTAATGTCTTCGTAGATGCCAGCCTGTACAGCAGCAGGGTCAGCCTGTAGTTGACTGAAGAACCCACCAGCTTGTCCCATGATTTGATTCTGTAAAGCCTGTTGCTCTGGGCTTAGTTGTGTAGTAAAGCCACCAGAGGGGTCTGTGCCAACACGCGCCAGGTTACTAGTGACAGTGTAGGGTCTAAATGCTGCTGTTTCTGCGCCACGCTGTCCT